GCAGTTGTTTTAGAATCCATGCTTAGGTCAACTAGCAGAGAAGTTAAAAAGTATTACAAAATTAAACCGTATTGGGAGATAGAACAGGAGGGCGAATGAAAGAATTAGCTAGTTACATACCTTTGACGTTATTCACGATTATGATTTTGGGCGTCATTGTGAAGGATTACATTGATGGGAGGAAGTAGATATGATACCGAAAATTAAGGTTTGGGATAAAGTAACGAAAAGAGTTGCAGAAGTTGATGTTATTTACTTTGAAATGAAATCTGTTTGGATTAGATTTAGGATTTCTGATAAATTGAATCATTTAGACAGCAGAAATTTTGATGAAGTTGAGTTTATAAAGTCCACAGGGTTAAAGGGATATAAGGATAATAATTCAGAAGAAAGTGACGTCTTTAAAGGAGACATCATTGATATATTTTGGGAAGATTATCCAATGGGCTACTATCGAGAAAATCATTTAGTTGGTGAAGTTGATCTAGACGAGACAGGTACAGCATGGATAATTAAAAAAGCAAAATATGACTTTGATACGCCTAGACAAATACCGAATGAAATCAATGGAATATCTGTTTCGACGGGTTCGCCAGATGATGAAGACTTAGAAGAAATATTTTTACACGATTTCAACTTATCTTCAGATGATATTAAAATTTTAGGCAATATTTACGATAATCCAGATCTGATTGAACAGGAGGAAGATGAATAATGGAGAAGTTAACGAAAGATCAAATCGAGGCAACAGGAATTGAAGTTAAAAATCCTATCAAACGGTTACTATGTAAACACAATAAAAAACAACAGTTTTCTACTTCAACAAATAGCATGTTTCATAGTTTGCGAGGAGAACAAAGAGTGATTATCTGTACTGATTGTGGCAAACAGTTAGGTGATTACGTGGCTGAATATGAAGTTAATGGATTCAAATATATTTTTGGAAAAATAAAACGTGAAACAGGAGGGTGAATGAAAGAATTAGCTAGTTACATACCTTTTGCTTTGTTCACCGTATTTATATTGGCGGTAATTGTTAAGGATTACATTAATGGGAGGAAGTAGATATGATACCGAAATTTAGAGCTTACGACAAAATAAACAGTATTACACGATATGTTGATATGATTGATTTTGACACTGAAAATATTAGTGATGGTGGTAATATTTTTGATTTTGACGAAGTCGTCCTCATGCAGTCCACAGGGCTTAAGGATAAGAACGGTGTGGAGATATTTGATGGGGATATTGTAAAAGTCCTCGATTCAGTGCAAGTGAATGAAATAGACAATGGTGGAGCATTTGTAGACGCACATTTCGATGAATTAGACGAAGTGGACTACATTGCGTTTTCAGAAGGTGGTTTTAAGTTAAGCCGAACAGGATTCGATGTGAGTATTTGCGAAGATGTTGAAGAATTTAGGGTCATCGGAAACATATACGATAATCCAGAGCTGTTGGAGGGTGAGTGAATGAAGTCTTATCCAGAAATTTATATATTAGGCAGAATGGTCGATGGTGTGTATGTGGAGTGGGGAGTTGTTTTGTACAGAACATATGATTCAGCTGACCTAGAGGCATTTGGCTTGAATGCAAACAAAGATTTAATTGGTACATGGAAAGTGACTAAATACGGCAGACCAAGGACGGTAGGTGAGTGATATCAGAGCACGGACTAAACAACAAAAAATTATGTTTCTGACAATGGTTAATTTGTCCAACAAGCCTAAATTAACTAAAGATGAACAAGATAAGTTGGATATGCTTAGAAAGCTCTTTATCAAAGAGAAAAAGACCAATGAGATTAATTTTAAGTTGATTGATCCAAACGGTAAGGTTTATAAATTTAGCTCGTATAATGCCGCTAAAGAGCTTTTAGGGATTAACAGTAAAACTATCAAGAATGCGATAGAAAACGTCATGGATAGCGACCACTGCATTATGTTGGGTAGGTTTAAAGGTTGGCGAGCAGTTAGATGAATTGGAGGGTAATTGATTGGGATTAAGTAAAGCACGATTAGCAACGCTTGATGAAGACTTATCTGAATACAGAAAGATTAATACCAAGATTGCACTTCGTAAGTTAGAGATTGAAACACAGGCTAATGATGATGAGAATATTGGTGGTGGTCGTAGTTCTTTCGTTTCACGTAAGCCAGAGAGCTTAGCAGTTAGATTTAGTGAAGATAAGCATATTCAATACTTGGAACAGTTCAAAAAAGACTGTGAGCTATGCTATTCAAAGTTAGAAGATACAGGCAAGACTATTTTTGAGCTAAGATGGATTAACAATGAAAAACTAATGTGGGAAGAAATAGCCGTACAGCTTAATTATTCAAGAGCACAAATTTATCGGAAAAGATATAACATTCTTGAATCTTTCAATGATATTCGCACAAAAAAAGCATGATGAGACTGGAAACGGTTGTAGTCTCATTGAAATTCCTATAAATTTGTATTGTGGTTATTTTGGATAGCAGAATTAGGAGGTGATATTAATGCATCATTACATTACAAAATATCGGGATGGGAATGGCGTAAGAAAAGCCGTTTCATGGTTTCAGTTAAATATTTTTGGCAAGAATTATTGCTTTAACATTAAAGAAATTATGCTATAAAAAAGAGAACCTATTAAGGCTCTCAATTAATGTTACTATTTTCTGAATGATGTTCCGTAGCATTTTGGACACGGTGGTAACGTGTCAGTATACTGATCGAGAGTAACATCTTGACCACATTTGGTACAGTAATATGTACCTTTGCCTGGTTTTTCACCTGTTGAATAAGCCATTATAATCATCTCCTTTCAAAAATGATTATACTACTAAGATTATAAAAAAATACACAATAAATAATAATTTCATATTATTATTTTGTCGTAGTGGCGGAATAGGTAGACGTACACAAATCATTCACGTGGGAATAATATGTACAGGGATTGTCTTAAGACACAATACTAGCATATTTAGAATGGCTCTATGCGAGGTGCAAATCCTTGCCTACGACTTATGTTGATATGAGATAGGCGCATATCACTTTCGATTAGTTTTTACTAATTCGTAAGAAAGCCTAGGCGCTTCTCAGCCTTAAGCGAGAGATAACTATGTTGTGTTTGCGGTAATCACTGAAACCGTATGTCAGTAAAGCGTTACATATATTGCAGTATATGTATAATTTTTTATAAGTGCTAGATATTCTCTAGTGCTTTTTTATTTATTTAATTTACTGTCTATATCATTTACGATTCTAATTTGTAACTCAGAATTGATTGATTCGCGTAATTCGTCAGATATTGAATTAGTAAGTTTAGCAACTTGTTTTGCTAAATCGTCTTGATTCTTGAATGATAAAGTGTGTCGTTCAGTTTCAAAGTTATCAATAGCACTTGCTGCAGATTGTTTAATTAGTTTATGAAGGTTGATTGATACTGTATTCATAGTCAGTCTCCTTTTATTATTTTTTATTTAATTATAACGCCAATTGAAGAATATTGGTCTTTTTATTTTACAAAACAAACACAGATTAGTGGAGGTCACCTTTTTAGGTAGCCTTTTTTATTTGGGATAAATGAAAGGAGAAAACATGAACCAACGTTTAAGAACGGATTTTATATATAACTTGCATTTATTAAACGTAGTCAAGTGCGAAAAAGATACGTTACAAATGCCAATTATTAAAGCGATACAAGAATATCCAGACGAACTAATTGGTTTTAATTATGTCAAAAGCAATCAAGATTATTTTAAAGGTATTCATTTTTATTTAGATGATTATCAGTTTGACCGTGTTTGGAATCAACCAGAAAAATATTTAGAAATGATAAGAAAGTTCTATTTTGCATTTACCCCCGACTTCAGTTTGTATAAAGATATGCCCAAGCCATTACAAATATATAATGTGTATCGCAGCAGATTGTTAGGGGCATTTTGGCAAGAAAGAGGAATCAATGTTATTCCTACACTTTCGTGGAGCGATGAAGAAAGTTTTGATTTTTGTTTCAAAGGAATAGAACAAGGTGGAGTAGTTACAGTAAGTACGGTGGGGATTGTGAGAAATGCTGAAGCCAAAAAGATGTGGATACAAGGGATGGAGCACATGATAAAGTGTGTACGACCTAAAACTATTCTAATTTACGGAAAACCCATTGAATTTAATTATAAAGACATTGAAGTTATTTATTACGACAACACAAACACTAAAGGAGATGGTCGAATTGGGAGGTAGAGGATCTTCAAGCGCAAGTAGTAGAAGTTTTTCAACAGGAGATAAAGGTGCAGATAAAATTATTTCTGATGCATTAAAAAAATATTCTGGGGTTAAATCAGATACTAATTTATTAAGAGAACGATTGGCTAAAAAAGTATTATCTGATTCTAATGGCAATCCTCTATCTTTTTTTAAAGAGCAAGCTAGAATTTTAGTTGAAAGAAATAATCGAAACTTAAGAGATATTGCAAATTTTAAAAAAGATATTGCCCATAGAGAAAAACAGATAAAAAAAGAAGAGCAGTTGCTTAAAAGTTACTCTAAAGAAACTAGGTTAACCACTAGTGTAAGAGGCGAGAAAATTACCACTAACTCCAAACGTTATGAAACGCAGGCGAAAAAAGTTAGTATGCTAAACAGATCTTTACTAAATGCCCATAGAGAATATGGGGCGAAACAAAAATCCGTTAAGAATTTTTCCGAAAATTTCAAGAAAGAAATTGACAGTCGGGCGAAGAAAGCTATGATTGCTGAAGATTATAAAAGGCGCAAGAAGAGATAGGAAGCGAGGTGAATAGGCATGAAGATGACTGAGAAGCAAAAAAAGTTTTGTGATTATTTTATTGAAACAGGTAATGCGACTAAGTCTGCTATATTTGCTGGTTATAGTCAAAAGACAGCGAAACAGATAGGACAGCAAAACTTGACAAAACTTGACCTTAAAACTTATATTGATGAGCGTCTGAGGCAGTTAGAAGATGAGCGTATTGCGGATGCGGATGAGGTGCTGAAATTTTTGACTTCTGTAATGCGTGGAGAAGTCACAGAACCAGTATCGATTCTTGACGGCGAAGGTCATCAAAAAGTAGTAGATTTGAAACCAAGTGTTCAAACAAGAAGAACTGCTGCCGTTGATTTAGGGAAACGCTTTGCGCTGTTCACTGATAAGACGGAATTATCTGTTGTTGAACCGCCTACTTTCGTTGATGATTTGAGTGATTTAGATGACAGTTAAAAAATTATCTGAATTAATTCCTAAGGCTTTTTATATGACCTGGAGAGCTGCACTGAATTCAAGTATTTTGAACATTGTTGAAAAAGGTGGTCGGGGTTCTGGTAAGTCATCAGACATAGCACATATCATTATTCAATTAATTATGAGATATCCTATTAATGCAGTCGCAATTAGACATGTAGATAATACAATTGAACTCTCAGTTTTTGAACAAATAAAATGGGCGATTGAGCAGCAAGGTGTTGGTCAATATTTTAGAATTAATAAGTCACCTATGCGTGTAACTTACACTCCTCGTGGTAATTATATTACTTTCAGAGGTGCACAAAACCCCGAACGCATTAAGTCATTGAAAGATTCTAAATTTCCATTCACAATAGCATGGATTGAAGAACTAGCAGAATTTAAAACTGAAGAAGATGTTACAACCATCACTAACTCGCTTTTGCGTGGAGAACTGGCAGATGGCCTCTTTTATAAATTTTTTTATTCTTATAATCCACCAAAGCGAAGACAGTCTTGGGTTAATAAAAAGTACGAAACTTCATTTCAAGCTGATAATACGTTCGTACATCATACAACATATCTAGATAATCCCTTTATTTCTAAAGCTTTTATCAATGAAGCAGAATCAACTAAAGAACGAAATGAGCGTCGTTATGATTGGGAGTATATGGGTAAAGCAATAGGGTCTGGAGTTGTACCATTTGACAATCTTAAGGTTGAAAAAGGTTGTATTACTGATGATATGGTTACTAACTTTGATAATATTCGTAATGCTGTCGATTTTGGATATGCTACTGATCCACTGGCTTTTGTACGTTGGCATTATGATAAAAAATACAATGGTATCTATGCGATTGATGAACTTTACGGCCAAAAAATCAGCAATAGAGAATTAGCCAAATGGTTGCATAAAAGAGGATATACAGATGAACCAATTAAAGCAGACTCCGCAGAGCCTAAATCGATTGCTGAATTAAAAAATGAACATAATATATCGAAAGTTAAAGGCGTGAAAAAAGGTCCAGATTCAGTCGAATATGGCGAGCAATGGCTTGATGATTTAGACTTTATTTGCATTGATCCATTACGAACGCCAAAGATTGCTTGGGAGTTTGAAAATATTGACTACCAAGTAGATAGAGATGGCAATCCGAAACCTAGATTAGAAGATAAGGATAATCATTCTATTGACGCTACACGATATGCTTTTTCGGATGATATGAAAACAAAATCTGAAGCAACAATTACCAAACGACCAGATTGGATGAATTAAAGGATGTGATAAAAACATGGCAATTGCAATTGATAGAGAACTTGCTGGAGATATAAACAAACCCAGTTATGATGTGATCAATTTTTGTATTGAAGAACACAGAAAAGAAATACCAAGATTACAAATGTTGTTCGACTACTATGAGGGTAAACCACATAAAATTAATCAAATGCCTAAAACCTCACCACATGATCGTGATGAGGTGTTTGTTAATAATGCGAAGTATGTTACGGATATGATGATTGGTTTTACTGTTGGTGCACCAATCTCATATACTGCAGCTAAAGATAAAAATATTGAACCAATCACTCAAGCGTTAGATGCAATGCGTATTAAGAAGCATGATAAAGAATTGGAAAAAGGGTTATCAACTATGGGAATTGGCCTTGAACTGCATTATTTAGCAGTTAAACCAGGTACCGAGGACAATGTTGTTCCTGAAACTGTTCCAAAAATCGCATGGATTGATCCAAGAGGAATGTTTTTAGTAGTTGATGATACAGTGGAGCGTACTAAACTTTTTGCGGTAAGGGTTATTAAGAAACGTGATTTAAAACGTAAAATTTTCTGGAATATTGTCGTATATACTAAGAAAGGCACAATTACTTATGTTTCTAAAACAATCAAATTAAGCGATGATAACTTGATGAGTAGTCCAAAATTTAAAGCACATTATTACGGTGATGTCCCTGTTGTTGAATTCCGAAACAATGAAGAAAAACAAGGCGACTACGAACAGAATCTATCTCAAATTGATGGCTATAACGTCCTCCAAACAGATAGAATTCAGGATAAAAAGAATTTTGTTAAAGCAATTATGATTCTATATGGCTTTACATTACCTGATAAAAAACCAAGTGATATCAATGGGAGTATGGTTGTTGAAGCACCATCGAAAGAAGAGGGAGCAACTGCTGAGTATGTGACTAATACATTTACTGAATCAGAAGTTCAGACTTTAGCTGATTCATTACTTGGAGATTTTCATAAAACAACGTATGTACCTAATCTCAACGATGAACAATTTGCTGGTAACATTTCTGGTGAGGCGATGAAATATAAGTTATTTGGGTTATTACTCATTCTTTCAATTAAAATTGGTTATCTTGAAGATGGTATTATTCATCGATTACAGTTATTACAAAACATATTGAATGTTAAAGGTCAGAATGTCGATGCTGAAGGTACCGTTATTAAGTTTAAGCCAAATTTACCAATCAATCGTGCTGATATCATTCAGCAAATAAGGGATTCGCAAGAGTTTATTCCATTGTTGGTTAGCTTAGGATGGCTTGATGACATTGATAATCCTCAAGAGGTTATTGATATGTTGAATAATCAAAAAGAAGAACAATTGAAATTAACTCAAAAAGCTCTTGGTGACTTAGGAAATAGCCATTCTGATATTGACGAGCCACCGAAAGACGACGAGGACGGTGATAAAGATGATAAAAGCAACGTTTCAAAAGAAAAATAATCAGATAGTTGCTTATAAAGTAACTGGACACGCAAGGTATGCTGATGTTGGTCAAGATATTGTATGCGCAGGTGTTTCATCGTTATATATCACGATTACGAATCAATTATTAAGTCGTAAATTAGCATATAGATTTGTTGAAGATGAATCAATTAAAGTAGGCGGGTCGGAAATAGGTCAGTTATTAGCTGAGGCTCTGTATGATGGCATTACTGATATTTCATGTAATTATCCTGATAATGTTGTAGTGATCATAGGAGGATTGGAAAATGAAATCTAAAAAAATTGAAGAAATGACAACTGATCAATTTCAACAATGGCTTGAGCTTGGTAAAGCTAATGATATTATTGACGCTACGTTAAACGAAACATTAAGAGGAATAAATAACATGGTTATGCTTGTTAGGCAAGGTTATCTAGAAGCAATCAATCAAGGATTCAGCGAAAATCAGGCTTTGAAGATAGCAATAGCTCTTGTAAAACAATAAGGTTGTGATTACATGGCAAAAAAAAGTCGTAAACTATCTTATTGGGAGCAACGGTCAGTCAATCAAGATATTACTGTTCATAAAAACTTAGACGCCAAAGAAAAAGTGATTACCAATGCTTATCTTAAGGCACAAGAATATCTGACAACCGAAGTTAAAAAGCTTTATAACAGATACTTAAATAAAACTGATAAGACTGAAGCTGAAATTAAGCAAATTCTTAACACCAAAGTACCTACTGAAAATCTTATTGAATTAAAAACATTAGCTAAGTCAGTTAAAGATAAAGAACTTAAGAAAAAAGTTCAAGATTATCTAAATGGTTTAGCAGTTAAATCAAGAATAACGAGACTGGAAGACTTGAAAGCTAAGTCTTTTTTAGTTTCCAAGCAAATTGCTGATGTTCAATTAAGGACTTCAACGGATTTCTATATCGATGTGATTAATGATGCATATAACCAAGCAGCAACTGAGGGCATTATTGGAAATAGTGACAAAAAAATTACTGAGTCAATTCCTGAGAGTAAATTTCCAAATTATGCAATGCGTGATGGCAAACCAGTAATTGAAATTACTGACTCCAAAACTCAAACAGTTACTAAAACAATACCGATTGAGCCTGAAAAACCTATTGTTGAATTCAAAGAATTATCTACAAAATATGTTAATAACATTCTTGATGGCCATTGGGAGGGTTCGAATTATTCTAAGCGTATATGGCATGATACAGATTTACTCGCTAAACGATTAGAAGTATTATTCGCTACTGAAGCAATGACTGGAATGTCTGAACAGGATATGGCTAAAGCATTATCTAACGAGTTTCAAACCTCTATCGGTGTTGCAAGGCGCTTAGTTCGCACCGAAGCAAATTATGTCGCAGGCCAAGCTAAATTAAAGGGTTGGCAAGAACATGGCGTTGATGAATATAAGCTTGTTGTCGTATTAGACTTGCGTACTTCAAGTATTTGTCAGAAAAAGAGCAACGAAAATCTTATATATAAGGTGTCTGAGGCAGCCGTTAATGGTGCAGAGGGGAATTATCCGCCATTCCACCCTTGGTGTCGTACAGTTGCTATTGCGTACTTTGGAGAGCGCTCATTACAAGGAAATAGAACTGCTATTGACCCAATCACTGGCAAGCAATTCAAGATTAAGATGTCTGATACATACAGAGAATGGGAAAATATATTGATTGAAAAACACGGTAAGAAAGATTTGACTGAGTTTAAACGTAAATTGAGAGCAGCATAATGAAAGGATGATTCTTATGATTCTACGATTTTTGTTAGTATGTTTAGCATTTCCATTGATTTCATTTTCGTTAGCTTTAACGTTGATTATTTTTAAATCAACGGTTGATACGATTAACGGCAAAAAGAAAAAGCCACCTGATAGTGGAGTAGGTGAAAGGAAGTGATCCCGATATCTCGTTAGCTGTCGATAAAGCTAATAAATTCATAGGAGTAATAATTATGGATAATATTGAAAATCAAGAATTTGCAACATTTCGTGAACTTCGAGATTTTTTGAATCAATTATCAGATACAGAATTAGATAATAAAATCGGTAATGCTGTCGGTGGTGGCGAATTAGGGTTTACAAAAGCCAAACAATCAGACGAGAATGTAATTTATATCTTTTAGGAGGAATTATGAAAGCACGTAAGAAACCAGTAGTTGTTGATGCAGTAAAGTTCGAAGGGTTTCACTCTTTTACAGGTCAGGCGATTTTCAGTGATAGACCCGAGTGGCTTACAGAAGCATTCGGCAATAAAGTTATATTTTTTGGTAAACCAAATACTCTAACAATTTATACACTAGAAGGAAATATGACCGCGAATGTGGGTGATTATATTATTAAGGGTGTTAATGGAGAATTCTACCCATGTAAACCTGATATCTTTGAACAAACGTATGAAATTGTAGAAGGAGAATAAAATGAAAAAGGAAAAATCTTTAATCATTTGGTTAAAAGAAGGTCAAACACTTAAATTTGAAAAGGTTGAAAAACTTGAAAATAATGATAATGAGTTGAAATTTGATTACTTCGGCGTTGCTACTCAAGTAAAAAGAAATGCTGTATTTAATCAAATTAATATTTCTGGATTCGCGTTGGAGGAATAAAAAATGAAAACAAAAGAATTAGAAGAAAAGTACGAAGAATTACTTGAACTTTTACCACAAGATGATTTTTCAAAAGCAGGAACACCACCGAATTGGGTTGTGGATGCGGTGAATAAAAATATATTGCTGAAACAAGATACACAAGATGATGTTCAAAATATTATCAATCACTGTGAAACGTTTGATGAGATAGTTGAAGAATTACAAGAATACTTTGATATCAAGTCGTAGCGATACGGCTTTTTGTTATTTATTTATAACTATCACTCTGCTATGATTTAGTGGAGGAGATGAAAATAATGACGCAAAATGAAATTTTCGAAGTAGAAGAAATTAAAGAAAGTAAGTATGCAGAAAGTAAATTTAAAATAAACAGACCTAATATGGTAATACTATTGTTGATACTACTTTTGGCTTCACTGGCAATGAATATAACACAAGTAGTGAATCAAATAGGCTTATCTAAATTTGTCAATATAGTTTTTATTAATAATGATGAAAAACTTGAATGGGCAGGAATTACTTCAGTAGTCGCAATAATATCTTTGGTAAGCACCATAATTATTACCGTACGAAAAAATAGACAAGACTTGGTTTCTAAGTCGCGTATTGAGTGGTTACAGGTAAATAAAAAGATTATGGCTCAGTACCTTAAAGATGTTAATTACTATCCTTATTTTTTTCAAAAAATCAAAATATTACTTGAAGAGAATAATACATTAACTTTTGAAATAGAGTTGGAAGATTTACAGAAAAAAATTCAGGAAAATCATTATTTATTGTTAATGAATCTTAGCGATAATCCGGATAATAAACAAATAAATACTTGTATTACAGATTGTGTTAAATGGATAAATAATATGGAAACTAGATATAACTTACAAAAGAATCATTTTAAATATACAAATGAGCCGGTAACTAATTTGTTAAAGGTTTCTAGAGATTATTATAAACGTGAATGGGATAAAGCTAAACAAGGAAAATAATTAGTTAGCCCATTAATTACTTGGGGCTATATAAATTAAGTGAATATCAATCACAACGTGTGAGGGTTCAAAACTAAATAATAAAACTGTAAGACTTGTGTCTGGGCGTATGCGTGGATGGGGGTCTTTTTATTATGCGGTCAGAATGTTCATGGGTATAGGAGGAAAAACAATGAAATTAACAAAATTATGTGACAACGAATTGATTAAATTGAACTTACAACTTTTTACAGATGGTGACGGCGGAGACGGCACTGGAACTGATGGTGGAAATCCAGATGGAGATGGCTCAGGTGGTGGCGAAGACAACCCAATTTCTTTTGCCAGTCAATCTGAATTTGATTCAGTAGTTGATAAACGTATTACTAAAGCTATTGAAACTGCTCAATCTAAATGGCAAACAGAATCAGAAAAGCGTATTGCTGAAGCTAAAAGTGAAGGTGAAAAACTTGCCAAAATGAATGAAGAACAGCGTTCAGCATTAGAAAAACAACAACAAGATGAAGCACTTGCACAACGTGAAGCTGATATTACTCGACGTGAACTACGTGCACAATCTTTAGAACAATTAGCTGAAAAGGAATTACCAAAGGAATTAATTGATGTTGTTGTATTAACAGATGCTGAAGCCTGTAACAAATCTATTGAAGGCATCGAAAAAGCTTTTCGTTCTGCCGTTGAAACTGCTGTTAATAAACGATTAGCAGCTTCTGCTGAGAATCCTGCAGGAAGTGGTAATAGTTCAGATAAGGAATCAAAAGGTAGTCAATATGCAAAACAAGCAAATAGTCGTTCTGAAGTCAAAACTGACTTATGGAATAAAAATTAATTAGGAGGAAGTAAATATGTTTGTAAAACCAAAGAAAACAGTTGAACAAATTAACTTTTTAGCGAGTGCTAAATATCAAAATTTCACTTACCAAGCCGAAAAATCATTTAAAGCAGGTGAGGTATACCCAGCAAATGATGCAACGGCTGTCGGAATTGTATTCAATGATGTAAACGTTGATTCTGAAACAGGGCCACAACCAGTAGCAATTACGGTTGAGGGATACGTCTTAAAAGATCGTTTGCCAGCAGAGCCAAGTGCCGAAGCAATATCAGCATTAAAAGAAATTAAATTTAGATAAATTGGAGGAAAAAAGAATGACAAACAAATTAAAAATGAACCTTCAAAAATATGCGGGTTCAACAATTTTAGACTTATTTAGTCAAAATGAAGTATTGAATTATGTTAGAAATCGGGAATATGCGCCACTACTTGGTGAAACTCTTTTCCCAGAACGGAAAACACCATCATTAAAATTTGATCAGTTATCTGGTGGCAGTCGTATTCCAATTGCTGCTTCAATTCACGATTTCGATACAGAAGCGGAAATTGGTAGCCGCATTGCTAACAAGCAAGAGTTAGAACTTAGCTTGATTAAGCGCAAGATTCAACTAAAAGAAGTTGATATTATCGCTTTAGAAAGTCCACGCACTCAAGCTGAACAAGATTATTTAATCGGTCGTGTTTATAATGATGTTGACCAATTAATCGCTGGTGTTCGTGCTCGTATTGAAGCAATGCGTATGGAAGTTTTAGCTTCTGGTGAAGTATCAGTTAATGAAAATGGTCTTAACTTTACACTTGATTATCATGTCCCCGATGCACACAAAGAAGCATTATCTGGTACGAGTGTTTGGACTAACGAAGCTTCTAATCCTTTGGAGGATTTAGAGCGTTGGATTGATGCCTTGGATACAAAACCAACACGCGCATTAACTTCTCGTAAAATTTATCGTGCCTTAGCTAGTCATCCTAAGATTATTTCAGCAATCTTTGGTAAAGATTCAGGACGTGTTGTTTCTCAAGCGGACATGGATGCTTTTATGGAAACTCACGGTTATCCAGTGATTCGTACTTATGATGAAAAATACAAAGTACAACTTGCGAATGGTGCTTATGCAACTAAGAAATACTTCCCAGAAAATAAATTTGCAATGTTTAATGATGATTTACTAGGGGAAACGTTATATGGTCCTACTGCTGAAGAAACTCGTTTAACGCGTGATCCATCTGTTGATACTTCGATGGTTGGCAATGTGCTAGCAACAGTTTACGAAGAAAGCAAAGATCCAGTTGGTACTTGGACTAAAGCGGTCGCAACTGCATTACCATCATTTGCTGCAGCTGATGAAGTATTCCAAGCACAACCAATCGCATAATAGGAGGTTAGATTATGTTAAAAGTTAAAGTTATTGGCATCCCTGTTTTTCATAATGGTAAACGTTATGTTAAGAATGATGAATTAGAAATTGAAGACACTCAAGCAAATGAATCTTTGTTTGAAGTATTAGAAAAAATTGAAGATGATCCGTTCAAAGGCGTAAGAGTTGATTCGATTGTTAAAGTGTTGAAAGCTGCAGAAGTTGAAATTCCAGAAAGTGCAGATCGTGATGCATTAATTCAGCTGATGAAAGATAATGGATTAACATTGTAAGGTGGTGTCAGGCTTATGGAACAAATAAACAAAAACGCTCTAGATAAGCTACAAAAACAACTAGAGCGTAAATTGAGTATTACTGATGAAACAGAAAAACAAATACTGACAGATGATTTAAACGATGCCTTGTCTGATGTACTTGATTATTGTAATCGCGATTTACTTGTTGGCAATATGATCAATAGCGTCAAAGATTTGTATATCGTTAGATATAACCAAGAGGGGAATGAGGGAGAGACGTCACGCTCAGAAGGCGGTGTCTCTCAAACTTTTGAAACTGGTATCCCTAAGAAAATTCGTATTAAGCTAAATCGTTATCGTGTAGCTGGACTGAGGTCACTGTTATGAGATTAAGAAATAATGATTTAACTACGGTTTATTTGAGACGTGTTGACGCCGAAAACACTCAAGATGATGAAGGTAATGACATCATCAATTATTTAAAAGCCATTGAATTAAAAATGAATGTCCAGTCTGCAAGTGGCTCTGTAAATGCTCAAATATACGGTTCTAAGTTATCTAGTATGAAATCGTGTAAATATCAAGGCAACGAGTTAAAAGAGGGCAGGGACGAAAACTGTGGGGTCTGTGTGTACGTTAGTAAAGATAGCACGCCAGATTACAAAATTTCATCAATTCAAACCTTCTCAACTCATATCAATGTCATGCTTGAAAGGAATGATGATATTGGGCGTTGAAATAAAAGGTATGGATAAATTAAGACGCAAAGTAAATGCATTACCAAAAGTCTTGAACGATTCAATGTGGAGTGCGACTTATGAAATCACTGAATTAATTAGAAGTGCTGCAGAACTAAGACTAGCATCTAGTATGAAATATTCAAGTGGCGAGCTTTTAGGAAGTCTCAAAAATGATGTTGTTCTTAATTCTGAAAATAATATTGTTGGGTATGTTTGGACTGATAAGAAACAAGGAGTCTTTCGAGAATTAGGAACTGGACCTAATGGTGAAGCCAGTACAAAAGAATTACCAGAAGGATTTACACCAGTATACACAACAAGAACTTGGTTTATTCCTGTGTCTGAAGTAGCTGTTGACTTAAACGCAGTTTATGGCATACCAAAGATTACAATTCAAGGACAGGACTTTTATATGACTAGAGGACAACCCGCTCGACCATTCTTATATCCATCATTTAAAGAAGTGATGGAACAAGCTGAGGAAATCTATAAGGAACATGTTCAAAAAGGATTAAGGGGGTTGAAGTGACTACTAAAATTAATATGAAGTCAGTAACGGTTGAAGCACTAAAAACTGTAAGTGAGATTAAAAAAGTTTCACCCGATTACCCGACTATTTGGGCTGATTTTCCAACAGCAATTTATCGAACAATGGATAAGCCACATGAAGTTGATTCTAAAGGTAATGAATTGCAAACGTATTGGACTATTACGATTGAAATTTATAGTGTGGCTAGTTTGACTTCCATCACAACTCAAGTTTTAGAAGTTTTCAGTGGTATTGGATTCATTGGAACAAAAAAAGATGCCAATACCGCAAGCTTAAAAAGAGTAATTATTGAATTGTCAGGAATTGTTGATAATGTTACTAAATTTGTTTATACAAAATAGGAGGAAATTAATAATGAAAAAAAATTTAAAAATGGATTTGCAAAAATTTGCTGATTTTGCTGGCCTTTTATCTAAAGGGACTGCTTTAACATACAAAGATGGTGAGACGGTTAAAGAGATTGCTGCAGTGAAATCTATTCCAGCAATTGGTTCAGATCCTGAAAAAGTTGACGTGACACATTTGAAGAGTGATAAAAAAGCATATATCAAAGGTATTCAAGATACTGACAACTTGGAATTTGCAATTATCTATCAAGGTGATAATTTCAAGGATGTTCATACATTGGTAGAAGCAAATAAATCCGTTGAATGGACAATAACATATCCTGATGGTTTGAAAGTAGTATTTACTGGAGAGCCATCATATAAATTTGATGGTGTAGAAGTTAATGCCGCTGTTGGATTTAATCTTGTTATTGTTGTTTCAGATGGCCCAACTGTAACGCCAGCAGCTTAACGGTTATTGACTAGTCTTTATGACTAGTCTTTTTATTTATTTAAAAATATGGAGGAAATTAATAATGACAAAAGACAACGTTGTTAAATTACCAAGCGCAAAGCAATTTCAGTTCGGTAGTCTAAATCTGCAATTACGATTGGATGGTAAATCAATCATTTCGATTGAAAAACGATTAGATGAATCATTAATGGGCTTATTTCTAAATGGTCAAGGCGGTATGAAGCTACCAGCAACCAATAAACTATTAATTGTATTACAAGGTGCCAATCAAACATCACGTGTACGAGATGAAGATTTGGTAAAAGCCTTTGGTGAATATATTGATGCTGGTAATACCACAATGGATTTATTTACAACTATTCAAGAATTACTTGAGGAAAATGGTTTTTTCGGAAAGAAAACGGAGATTACCAAGACAAGTGGGGAATCTCTGGACAACGAAATGACAGAAGAAAACGAACTTCTGTAAAACAATACCAAACATTAACCCAGTTGCTTGAGGCGATGTATCCTCAAGCTGTAGAAACTGGTATTCCTGCCAAAGATTATTGGAATATGAGTTTCGATGAAATTTTAGTTCAGGTATCATCAAATCACAAACGTAGACAAGAAGAACTTAGAGAAAAGGCTCTTTTTGATTACTCTCAACAACGATTAGCTATTTTTGCATTTAATGATCCTAAAAAGTTTCCAAAATTTGAGGATGCATATCCATTTTTGAATCAGATTAAACAGGAAGTAGAACAAGCTGTATCTGATGATGATAAAAGAAAACAGGAAATGCTTAAGGATCAAGAGATCTTGATGAAAAATGCAATGGCTATAAATGAAACTCGAAAAAGAAAAAATAAATAAAAAGAAAGAAAGGTAGGTGAGAAAAATGGAATTAGAAACACTTGAGGTCTTACTTGAAGTCAATACTGCTCGTATTCAGGAATCAATTGATAGAGTAATGCCTAATATTGAAGCGATGATGTCACGTATTGAAAATGTTACTGGTAAGTCAATGCGAAATACTGAAAACCACTTGGATATTGAAAAAGGAACAAGCCAATTTACTAAACAAGTGGAAAAGATGAACCAAAACTTTGAAAAAATGTTGAGTAATATTGAAAATGTAAGCAAAAAATCATCTGAAAACATTGGTAACAATTTTTCTACTGGCGTTAGAAAAGCACGTCCAAAAGTTTCAAAAGAAATTGATGCGATGGTCAATGAGATTAATGCCAAAATGGGACAAGCCAAAGCTGCACAAGAGAAAGTTGCATACTTGAAATCTCAACGACAAGATTCTTCTGCTAAAGGAGATAAGGGAAAGACTGTTAAATATGATGAACAGATTGCACGTGCTCAAGCTTCTATGATTAAATATCAAGATCAAGCTAAAGGACTTGCGCAATCACTTAAAAATGAATTCGATGCAGTACCAAATTCACTTAATAATATTGCTAGAGCTATGGACTCAAACGAAGCTAAGTTTAATACCATGCGTAAAAATGTGAAAGATCTTGAATCGAAGTATCAAAGTCAATTAAAACCAGTCGGTAGTTTTACAAAAGGTTTTAAAAATACTGACACACCTGATTCATTAAAGACTGCTCAAAAGATTCAAGTTCAATCTGACAAGATGCAGAAACTTGCCTCTAGCAATGATACGCTTCAAAAAGAATATGCACAAACAGAAGCACGCGCAGAAGCTCTTAGGAAAGCCCTAGGACGAATTAATTCAACTTTGGGTCAATCATCAATGGCAACTGGTTCAGCAATCAATGGCGCTAGCATGACAGGGTCAGGGTTTAAACAATCTGAAAGAGCTGTTTCTAAGTACGGTGGCGTGTTCAGCCGAATGTCCAACTCTATTTCTCATGGCTTTGGTGGAATTGGTAATGGTTTAAAAAATTCACTTGGATTTATTGGAAAGTTTGGAAGTCTATTTTCTAGTACATCCAATAAAGTAACACAAGGCACTAATCGAATGACAAAAGGAACGGGTGCTTTTGGACAATCCATGAGATATCTATTACCTTCTTTAATTGTTTATCAATTACTAGGTCAAATTATCACAAAGATGGCTAGTGGCATGATGGGTGCTTTAAAAACCAATGAACAGTTTAGTAATTCACTTAACCAGGTAAAAGTTAATTTACTAACTGCATTTTATCCAATCTATACGGCTATTTTACCAGCAATTAATGCATTCATGAGCGCTTTAGCAGCACTCACGGGTCAGCTGGCTTCATTCATTGCAAATGTATTTGGAACGACCTATCAAGCCGCTAAACAAGGGGCTAGTGGTTTATATGATAACGTACAGGCCATGAATGATACAGGCTCATCTGCAAGTAAAGCTAAGGAAAAAGTAGATAAACTTCAACGTTCATTAATGGGTTTTGACGAAATCAATCGAATTGGATTAGATAATAATTCAGATGATGATTCATTGGATGGTAATTCTGGTAGCACACCTAGTGTTGATTTTGGTAAAGCAACAGGTAATTATGAGACACCAACTTGGATGAAAAATATGCAGAAGTTACTGCAAGATTTTTTCAAACCATTTCAAGATGCATGGAAAAATCAAGGTCAAAAAGTTATAGATGCATGGAAGTATGCATTAGGTGAAGTGATTGGTTTAGCTAGTTCAATTGGCAAGTCATTCATGGAAGTTTGGACTAACGGAACAGGTCAGAGATTCATTGAGAACCTGCTAATTTTACTTGCGGACATGCTTAATATTGTAGGTGATATTGCCAAGGCTTTTAAAGATGCATGGAACGATGATGGTCGAGGGACTGCATTAATCCAATCAATTTTTGATATGTTTAATGGTATTTTAGAACTTTTGCATTCTATTGCTACTGCTTTCAGAGAAGCTTGGAATGATGGCACTGGGGAATCCATTGCAGCTAATTTACTTGAAATATTTACTAATATTTTCAATACTATTGGCAATCTAGCGAATCAATTTAAAAAAGCTTGGGATGAAGGGGGAACTGGCAAGGATATATTCTCTGCTATCCTTGGAATTATTGATGACGTTTTAGGACATATTAACAATATGACTAAAGCAACTTCTGATTGGGCTAAAACACTTAATTTTACACCTTTGTTAAATTCAATAAAGAAATTGTTGGAATCAATCAGACCTCTTTCCAATAAAATTGGTGACGGACTTGAATGGTTCTATAAAAATGTTCTATTACCACTTGCAAAATATAGTATTGAGGATTTAATACCTGCGTTTTTAGATGCTCTAAAAGGAGCTATCGATTTACTTAGTGGTGTTATTGATGCATTTAAACCAGCGTTTGACTTTTTATGGAATAGTGTTTTAAAACCACTTGCTGAATGGAGTGGTGGTGTAATTGTCGATGTTTTGAAGGCTCTAGGCGATGTTTTATCAACTATCGGTAGTTGGTTATCAGAACATGCGGAAGGTTTTTCAAATTTTGTTATTGCTTTCGGTTCTTTCGTTGCTGCCATAAAAATAATCGGTGCTATTGGTACTGTTATTGAAGTTTTATCAGGTATTTTCACATTCCTTTCTGGAATTGGAGGTCTAGGAGGTGTACTTTCTGCTGTTGGTACAGCTATTGGTACTGTTGTTGGTATTCTAGGTGGTCCAATTACAATTGCTATTGGTGTTGCGATAGCGGCAGGTGTTTTACTTTGGAAAAATTGGGACACTGTAAAAGAAAAAGCTGGTCAGTTAAAAGATTGGATTGGGGAAAAATGGGATAACATCAAAACCGCTACTTCAGAAGCATGGGACAATGTAAAAAATTGGAGTTCTGAAAAGTGGGAGAGCACCAAAGAAACAATTAAAACTTCAGCAAGTAATGCTTGGGATAGTATAAAAACCAACTGGAATAATATAAAAGATAAAACTTCAACCACTTGGGATGACATCAAGTCTAAAACAATTAGTACATGGGATGATGTTAAGTCTAAAACAAGTAATTCAGCTAAAGATGCATGGTCAAATGTAAACAGTTGGTGGTCAAATTTAAAGAGAGATACGAATTCTACTTTTGATGAAATTGTAAATAAAGCAAGAAGTTTCGGTTCAAGTATAGGTAGCGCCTTATCTGGTGGTTGGTCATATGTGTATAACGGCATGAAATCTCAATTCAAAGGCATGGTAGAAGGTGCGCAATGGGGTGTTAATCAAGTTATAAAAGGCGTTAAGTGGGTCCTAAATGCTGTAGGCGCACAAGGAACAGCGAATGGTATATCTGAGTGGTGGCCATCATATGCCAAAGGTACAAAATACCATCCAGGTGGCTTAGCACTTGTCAATGATGGGTCTGGTCCTTACCAAGAAATGTATCAATTACCAAATGGTAAGACTGGTATCTTTCCAAAACAACGTAACATGCTCGTAAACTTACCGAGAGGCACACAAGTCTTAGATGGTAAAAATACTGCTAAAATTGTTGGTGCTCCCGCATACGCAGGCGGTATCTTCGGTAGTGATTTCTTGAAAGATTTTAAAATACCAAGTTTTAACTTTGATTTTGATTTTAGTAATATATGGAGTGGTTTTTCAAGTGTAGCAAGTACAGTCTCTGATGTTGCTTCCGATGTATGGGGGTGGGTTACTGACAAAGCATCAATCGTTACCCATCTTTGGGATAAAATTGGTCGTGGTACAGGTGGATTTACTGATAAAGCGGGTGATATTGCTAGTGGTATTAAAAATAAAGGTATCGAAGCAGCCAAAGAATTAATTTTTCAAAAAGGACAAGAGGGTTCGCCATCTCCATCTGGTACAGGAATCGAACGTTGGCGAGGTGTTATTACAAAAGCATTGTCTATGAATGGCCTTCCAACTTCAGGAAATTATGTGAACGCTTGGTTAAGGCAAGTTCAATCAGAATCTGGCGGTAATGAAAAGGCTGTTCAAGGTGGTTATGTTGATATAAACACATTGAGCGGCGATTTAGCAAAAGGGTTATTACAAACGATTTCGGCAACTTTTAATGCTTATAAATTCCCAGGACATAGTAATATTTTTAACGGGTTTGATAATGCGTTAGCTGCCATTAATTATGCTAAAAATCGTTATGGTTATAGCGGTATGTTGGATGTAATAGGTCATGGTCATGGTTATGCTCAAGGTACACCTTGGGTTCCTGAAGATCAGTTAGCTATGATTCATGAAGGTGAAATGGTTGTACCAGCTGAATATAATCCATATAATACTTTAAGTAATTTTCAAGGTTTTGACAGGCTTCAATTACCAGAAGTATTCAACGAAACGCCTATGGATTATAATAATTTTTCTACTTATGGTAATTCTGATGATGTTTCAAATTATGGTATTAACAATATGAATAATTCCTTGACTAATGCAATTATGATGCTAATTCAAAAACTAGGTGCCGAACCAACACAAGATACTAATGGTGATATTATTATCAATATTGGTGGTCACGAATTTGGACGCATTGCAGTTTCAGAAATTAACAAATATCATCAGCAAATTGGTTATACGGAATTAAATTTATAAGGAGGGATAACAAATGTCTGGAAGTCTTTTGATAAATGGGGTGTCTGTTAAAACTCCTCGTAAATTTCAAGTTAGTTATCAAACAATTGATGCAGATTCTTCAGGGAGAAATGCAAATGGGGACATGGTCAGAGATATCATAGCTCAAAAAGTAAAAATTGAATTAGAATGGGGTCCACTTGATGATACAACAGCTTCAACGATATTACTTGCTGTAAAAACGAAGTTTTTTACTGTAACTTATCCAGATGCAGAAACAGGTGGGCAAGTAACAAAGACATTTTATTCAGGTGACAGAAGCTTACCTTCATATTCTTGGAATGACAATTTTTCTAAGATAAAATGGGAAAGTTTCACAGCCAACTTTATTGAGAAGTAGAAAAAGGTGGTGGTTATTTATGTTGGCAACTAGCCAAAAATTTAAAGAAGCAATTGAAAGTAGCACAAGACAAATTAAAACTAGAATAATTTTAAAGGGCATCACTTATGTTAATAGTGATGTCTTTTCTGTTGAATACAATGGTGGTAGTATCACGGGTGATACTTTTAACATTGGCTCAACTTTTTCAAATAATATCAAGGTTACTTTTTCGTCAGTTATTGAAGGATTGTTATTGGATGATGAAATTAAACTTGAATTTGGTGTAGTTCTTTCTGATTTAACAGTTGAATATGTCAAAATGGGTACTTTTTACATAACATCATATGATCCACAACGAAACGACTTTAAAACAGTCATTGAAGCCTCTGATAAAATGATTCAATTGAATGGTACTTATGAATCAGAATTATCTTATCCTTCAACGATAAAAAAAGTCGCTATGGAAATAGCGAATAAAGCAGGACTTTTAGTTAATGAAACGTCATTTTCTAGATTAAGTGATATGCCGATAAATGAACCATCAGGATATACATATCGACAAGCCATCGGTTTAATTGCTCAATTCGAATGTGGATTTGCTTTGATTGATAGGAACGGTTTACTTGATATTAGAATGTTGAGCGATCCTGAATATGCAGTTAATCCTGATAGCTATTTTTCAAAAGGATTGACTAAGGATGAAACAAATTATCAGATTGGAGGAATTAATTGTAAAGTAGTTACTAAAAATGGAGATTCATCAGAAACAACTACTTTACAAAGTGGTTCGACATCGGGTGCGCAAATTTCTATCGAGAATAATGTTATGACCCAAACATTGTTAGACGATATGTATCAGAAGTTAAGAAATTTAAACTATTTTCCTTTCACATTATCTTGGCGAGGTAATCCTTCTTTAGAATCTGGTGATTGGATAACTGTTGTTGATTTAAAAGGTACGAGATTAAAAGTACCAAATTTAAATTATAAGTTAACTTTTTCTGGTGGTCTAAAAGCAACTAGTAGTGCAAATACTCAAACGATTTCCAGTTCAAGTTATCAATATAAAGGTAATCTTCAACAACAGATTATTGAATTGTCTGGTCGTATAGGTGCTGCAGGAAACCATATATATGATAGTTTAGAGGAACCACTAAATCCGAAAGAAAAAGATTTATGGTTTAAACCTAATGGTCCTGACACTGAAATCTGGATTTACCAAGATGGCGAGTGGGTATTTCAAGTATCCACTGCAACGAATCCAGAAATTATCCAAGCAATTGAACAAGCCAAAACAGAAGCTGAGGATGCTAAGACTTCTGCACAAGATGCAGTAGATAAAGCAAATGTCAGCGTTGCAGCAGTTCAAGCAAACACACAACTAATTAATGATGTGAATATTGTTGCGAACAATGCTAAGAATCAAGCTCAGACTGCAGCTACTAATGCACAAACGGCGTTGACAAATGCGAATGCTGCTAAAACAACTGCTCAAACTGCTTTGGACAAAGCCAATGGTGTTTCAAGTAAGGTAACAACCATTGAAACAAATATTGACACAATCAATGGCACGCTATCTAGCAAAGCGAATACGACTGATTTGAATGCGTTGAAAGGTCGTTTAAGTACAGCTGAAACAAATATTACTCAAAATGCGAATGATATTTTGCAAAAAGCGAGTAAAACAGATGTTAACACTTTAACAGGTCGGGTGACTTCTGCAGAAGGTAGTATCAGTACAATGGCTGGCCAGATTGCTTTAAAAGCAAATCAAACCGATGTCAACACAATCACAGGCAAGGTTTCTAGCCTGGAGTCCAATTTCACTATTCAAAGTGGACAAATATCGGCGTTGAATACTAAAACTGATGGTCATACAACTCAAATTGGCAGTCTACAAAGTTCATACAGTGGGTTAGTTAGCACAGTTTCAAACGTCCAAAATGACTTAAATAATTTGTCAATTGGTGGAGAAAATCTATTATTTGATACAGATGTTGGCAGTTTAACCAAAGTTAATGGACCTAAAAATCGATATTTTTCAGATGCAAGCAATTCAGCCATTACAGATATTGGATTTAAACAAGTTTCGGATTCACCTACACCTTCCGGTTTTGTGGTTGAAGCGACATCAGTAGGTGGTGGTACTGGTGGTAGAAGAATAGCATTCTATAGTGGCAATACGACTTTTCCTTTCGTAAAAGGCGAAACTTACACAATGAGTTGTTATGCAAGGAAAATTTCTGGCTCACCTAAAATTCCGTTTCAATATTGGAATTCCGTTGAAGGAAGTATAACATCTAATGTTGATGTTGATAGTACAGAATGGCGTCAATATTCTTGGACTTTTGTTTATAATTTTGATAATCCGTCATTTGCTTATATGGGTGGTATTAGCGGTTTAACTGCTGGGACTTTGCAGTCTTGTGGCTTCAAATTAGAGAGAGGTAATAGAGCTACTGCATGGGGCTTATCACAATATGAGTTAGCTACTGTGACAGCTTTATCTGAACTTTCTCAAGATGTGAGCGGCTTCAAACAAACTGTAGCTAACACTTATTTAACTAAAACTGATGCAAATAATCTTTACCCAACAAATACCACAGTTACATCACAAATCAGTCAATCAGCAACAGAAGTTAGACAAGACATTCAATCATGGACTAATGGGAGATTGACGGATTACAGCACGATTCAAAGCACGTCCAATAGTATCGCTAGTGCAGTCGCTGACAAAGTTACACAAACTCAATGGACACAATTAAGCAATCAGTTTACAAGTACTGTTAGCCAAATTAGTAATAACTCTAATTTATTTTCAATCAACAAAATGAAGCAGTCAACAAGTTACCATCCAGATTACACGACATTTTTATTGGTTGAAATTGCCACTGACGTTGGCGCAACATATACGGCTTCAAGTGACCATCCAAGTCAGAATTTATGGTTTATGCCAGCGAATAATAGTAGTATCTCAGCGAATACTTATCGAGTTTACAACGGGAAAACCGTTACTTTCATAGCAACCTCAGCAAAGTCATACGTAGCGATCAGAGATACATCTACTAAAAGTCAACTCGCTAATGAAACTTATCATTTGAAAGTTGAAAGAGGACTTAATGCGACGGATTGGTCACCATCGGCACAGGATTCAGCCAGTCAGACACAATTTACTCAAACCATTGATGATTTTAATTTAAGGATTGTAGAAAAAGGGACTGTTACAACCCAAATTAATTTAGAATCTGGGCAAGTTTTGATTGATACGAATCAGTTATTACTCAGTGCAAGTACTGTTAAGTTTACTGGTTCAGCTTTTATACCAAACGCAATGATTCAATCAATTACAGCGGATAAAATTACAGCAGGAACGATTAATGCTGCTAATGTGAACATCATCAATTTGAATGCTGCAAATATCACCACAGGTACGTTAACTGGTGCTAATCTATCTATGAATTTAAACACTGGCGAAGTTCTTTTTCAAAAAGGTGCAATTAGAAAGACGGATGGTAATTTTGTTATCGACATTACAAATGGTGAGATTTCAAGCGATGATTCGAATGGTGGATTTTCACTGAAAAGCGGTGCGCTAAACCTCAGAAGGAAAGTGGATAATGCAGAATACGGTTCTATTAATTACGGTTTATATGACCTCGGACAAAGTAGTCTAGGGATAAGCATAACTGGAAACAAAGGTTATATGTTGCGGACTTCAAATTTTGTTGGATCAGGTGGTGGAATAAATTCAATTACTGGAACAGGGATTTACTCACAAGCACTTCCGAGTGTAACAAGTATTAGAATAGAAGCGCAAGATGGAGTCCATATTGCCGGGGGTCCAGCCTACCAATCTACCAACAATTCTCTTCTAGTTCCAATGCTATCTGTCGGAGGTGGAATAACATATCAAACAAGTATTATAGGAAAAGCAAAATCAGTATATTTTTATGCACTAAATAGCAGCGGCCAATCAAGTATTGTTTTGAAAAAAGGGACTTTTGACATCTCATCCGCCGATACTTCTATTTATGGCAAACTTTATGTCACGGGATCTAAAAATGCCATTCATGCTACTCGTGACGGCATTAGAGCGACACCAGCTTATGAAACTGCTGAATCATATCTTGGTGACATTGGTAGTAATTACACACGTCAAAATTGCGAAGTATGGGTGCCAATCGAAGGATTATTTAGCGATACTGTTAATACAGATATTGCTTATCACGTGTTCTTGCAAGCGTATGATGATGCTCATTTTTGGGTTTCTGATTTTAAATCAGATAAATTTTTAATTAAATCAGATAAGCCTATGGCAAGATTTGCATGGGAAATTAAGGCAAAACGCCGAGGCTACGAAAAAGACAGATTAGTGTTGCAAGACGAAATAACTAACAAACAAATTGAAGATGCATGGAGGGAATCAGCATGACACAAATTAAATTTAAAAAATCACAAGCAGGTACTTTTTACAGATTGTTGGTAAATGTCAAGGCTAAAGGGCGTAAGACCCGAGCAGTTGCTAAATTTAATAAGCTAATTGGTATTAAGCTCGATGAGCTAGTTGAGGATGAGAAAAATTTAATTGCTCAATATTATCAAGTTGGTGATGATGGTAATCCATTGAAAAACGATGATGGTAAGGAAATTAAATTAGAAAATGCAAATATTGATGAATATCATAATGATTGGCAAGAATTACATGATGAAGATGTCGTGATTGATTTAACAGAGTATCAACCATATTTAGAATTTCTAATTTCTGCATTGTTAGATTGGGACCAAGACTTAAATGGTGTTGATGCAATTATATATGATGAATTGCTAGATTTACTTGAATCAATTGAAACAGAGGATGCTGAATAATCAGTGTCCTTTTTAAATAATTAAAAATTAGGAGGAATTTATTATGAAATTAAAAATCAGTGAAATATCGGTAATTTTTGAGGAAGGAAACATTACAGGGTATAGAGCAAATTTCAATTATAACGAAAATGGCGAATTTTTAAATGGCACAGTAAAAATTCCAATCGACACACAAATGGAGGTGGTAGCTATTGAATCAGCAGTGAAATTGGCTTTGAAAAATAAGTTTGAAGAGGAAGAAACTGCAGAATAGAAGGTGATTTTATGTGGCGAGTTGTTATTTTAAAATGGGATAGTTTAGTCTTAAGCATTGTGTCTTTCATGTACGGCATGATGCTTTTAAGTTTTCCTCAAATTTTAGGTGGGTACATGGTGTATAACCTAATTGATGAATTATTTGATTACCATACGATTGGTATTACTTTCATGCTATTAGGTTTTATGAAAACTTTAGGCGTATTTCTTAATAGCAAAAAAATCAAACGTATTTCGCTCGTTTCATTGGCAATGGTATGGTCTGTTTTTTCAGTATCATTCTTACTAAGTCCACCACCTAATACCATATGGATATTTTCATTAGGCATGGCTTTATTGGCTTTTGGAATTGCATTGAAGGAGGGCTAATGGAACAACAAAATATTGCCATCGTCATAACGGCATTAATTTCTGGAGCTTTCACTTATTTAGCTGCCAAGTCACAAAATAAAGTCACTCTAGAAGCTGAAAATGTTAAAAATGCAACTTCTTTATATGAAGAATATAAAGAACTTAATCAGCAATTGAAGGACAAAGTCGATAAGCTAGAGAAAAAAATTGAAGAATTAGAAAGTAAATATGCTAGTGAAATCGAATTTTATAAAGGACAAATTGTAAAGCTAGAAACAAAAAATGAATCTTTGGAAAAAGAAAATGAAGTATTGAGAATTGAAAACGCAAAATTGAAAGGATGATAAAAATGGATTTAAATTTTATTACAGAAAACTTTGTACCAGTTATTGTTGTAGCGTGCGTGCTTGTAGGTTATATCATCAAGTCTACGCCAGTTTTTGCTAAGGTTGCGAATAATTACATTCCGTTAATTGTAACGGTCTTAGGCGCTATCCTAGGGGCTGTTATGAACGGATTAACAATCGAAGCAATTGTTTATGGTGCAGTTAGCGGATTAGCTTCAACTGGCTTACACCAAGTATTTTCACAATTATTAAATATCAATTCAGACACGAGCAAATAGCTTGTGTCTTTTTAGTTAGGAGGAAACATGGTTAAAAATATTAATGGCGATATTTATAGCGATTTAATTACTTCAAGCCGTTCTGAGCTTTATGGCACAAATGGCAGTCGTGAATTATCTTCCGTTAGATATATCGTTATACACGGAACAGCCAGCACGAATATTAATAATGTGTTTACTAGTTGGTCAGTAGCCGATAATAATTATGCAACAGGTCGTCAAGCTAGTGCGAATTATGTTGTTAATGATTCGCAAATCGTAGGGTGCGTTGGTGAGAATGCTTCGGCATGGCACTGTGGTGGTACTGGTGCAATTACTAATCAGAATTCGATTGGGATTGAACACGTCAATAGTTATATCGGAAATCTGAACGATGCTAGTACATATCTATTTAGTGAAGCAACAATTAACAATGGGGCTCGACTAACTGCAGAAATCTGTAAACGACTTGGTATTGTACCTAGCGCTTCAACGATCGTACCACACAAAGCAGTTTACGCAACGGCATGCCCACAATCATTGGATATGAATGATTACATTAAACGTGTGCAGAATTATTACAATGGAAACTCAAATTCAAGCAGCACTTCAACAGCAAGCAAAATAATTGAAAAAATTGGAGGAAAAACAAACATGATTTTATTTCAAGAAGGTTCAAAAGTATTTTTATGGGTTGGTAATCAATATACTCATATTGGTGACATTAGCGAGTTAGACAGCATTAAAACTATGATGGCGAAAGCAGGATATGACACATGGATTCATACTGACGCTAAACAGATTAAATACATTAAGAAGCTAGCTACTGAAGCTAAATAATACTCACGCCCTCGTTTAATTTGTGTATTGACAGCTAAAATATTTTTGTTAAAATAAGGTTAAATTTAGCACTTTGATTGAAAGTGTGCTAACCTACTAGAGCTGACTGATGGTAAAGGTCAGCTCTTTTTTTAACCCTAAATTTTTTACATAATTTTTTTAACAAAACACTTGAAATTTTAAAAAAACGGTCTTAAAATAATGGTGTAAGAGGTAATATAAAATAGAAAGGAATGATTGATATGGCAAATGAAATTACCCCTCGCAACAACAATTTGTTTAACATGACTCCTTTTAATTTTTTTGAGGACTTCGGTAGAGGCTTTTTCGATAATTTTAAGGATCAAATGGTAAAAACAGATATTCATGAGAATGATACGGAATATCTTGTTGAAGCAGAACTTCCTGGTTTTGAAAAAGATAATGTAAATATTTCTTATGAAAATGATGTTTTAACAATTGAGGCGACACACAAAACTGATGATAAAAAAGAAGATGATAAGGGCAATCTAGTTAGAAGTGAACGAAGTTTTAGTGCTGTTCGAAGACAATTTTTAATTAGTAACATTGATAAAGATAAAGTTAAAGCTAAATATGAAGAAGGTATTTTGAAAATTGTCCTTCCGAAAAGTCAAGCAAATGGACAACCTAAAAGTATTATTCCAATTGAGTAGTATTTTGCCATCCTTTTTAGGGTGGCCTTATTTGCTTTTTTATAATATACGTGTTAGTGTGTATAAGTAATCAATTTTGGCATGTAATGAGAGTAGTATATAGAAATAGATAGTTCTCCTTTTGCTTATCAAACATTTTTTGCAATAATAAGCATACAAGATATGCACAAGGAGGAAACAATATGAGTAATGGTACAGTAAAATGGTTTAATGCGGAAAAAGGTTTTGGATTTATCACTGGAGAAGACAACAAAGATTTATTTGTACATTTTTCAGGAATTCAATCTGATGGATTTAAATCTTTAGATGAAGGTCAAGCAGTAACGTTTGATACTGAAGAAGGTCAACGTGGTTTACAAGCTGTTAATGTTTGTAAAGCATAATTTCAAAAGCAGTCACGATTTATTTCGTGGCTCTTTTTTTATTTTAAGCCCCATTTAAGCTCCCCGCTATACTATTAATTCATCCCAAATAATTAATCTTTTTCATAACTCCTTCCACTATCAGAGATGATGGTGGTTTTTTATACCTTTACATATTCTTGTATAAATTGATATAATCCATTTAAATTAATAAAGTATGAGGCGAATGACTTTGAATATATTTGATAATATCAATCCTGACAACAGGCGAAAAATAGAAAATTATATAGAAGATGAAGAGAATAAAAGGTTTAAAAATAATCATCCTAAGAAAACAGAAGCGCAGTTGGTACAGTTAATGCATGAAAAAGGGATATTGTTTAACATAACAGATAGGGAAAAAGCAAAAGTTCGGCTAAGAGAAAGCACATATTACTTTAAATTAGGATCTTACAGACATAATTTTGATAAAAACGCTAAAGGGAAATACAAATACTTAGAATTTGCTTATTTAGAAGATTTATCAATTTTAGATATGCGTTTTAGAAATATAGTGTTATCGGCGTCATTAAATCTTGAACATTCCTTAAAAACCTTGATTAATTATATAATCTCAAAAGATAAAAACGAAGATGGATATGACATAGTGAAAGACTTTTTAAATGAAAAGAATTTTGACTTGGATGGTTTATATCGGTTATATTCAAAACAAAACCATTATTTACATAATTTAAAATCAAAACATAGTGATTGTACATCAATCTGGGTTTTACTAGAAATAATTACTTTTGGAGGATTATCACAATTCGTTGAGTTTTATTTTGATGGAGATAGACCCTTTAAAATGAGATTGAAACATGCTGCCGCTCTTATTAAATTCGCAAAAAATGTTAGAAATGCAGCGGCCCATAATAATCCAATAATTTTAAACATGAGAAAAGTTTCATTAATTTCTCCAGATCAAAAAATAATGCGAGTCAATAATGAAATTGGTCTACAGTCTAAAATTTATAGAAATCCTAAAATAAATGATATATTGAGTCTATTTTATTTGTGCGATATTTATTGCAGTAAAGGCATTAAATCCCATTTGTTGGAAGAACTTGAAGCATTTCGTGATAGATGTGAGAAAAATGCTGATTACTATAAAAAAAATCAGCATTTACTTGATTTATTTGAATCTTTGAATCTAATGATTGACTATTATCAAAATAGGTGGTAACATTCTATGTGAGTAAAAAAGGTTAGCCCTTTGCACTCTATTTGCTTCGAGCATTTAGGTGTTAATTTTAAAATTTATCATGTACGTACACAGATTAATTGTTTCCGCGGTTTCTGTTTATTGGCGTATGTGGAAAGACCTGAAAATAAAAAACAGGTCTTTTTTTATTTATGTAATATCCCCCACCGCACGGTGGGTTTTTGTTTGCAATATTTTTATAAAAATATTATGATAAATAAAGCTAAAAGTTAGCTATTATCATTACTATCCATCTCTCTCGAGGTGGTTTTTTTGACTTGAAATTATCATTACTTGTACTTGATTACTCCCAAGTCATGAGTATTAACGGAGGATGCTCGATGTCATGAGTAGTCTTTTTTACTATCTTTCATCAAAAACAATATACGAACTGCCTCTTTTACTAATAGATGCTTTTATTTTCTTTTCTTTTATAAGTTGTTCGACAGTATCAGTAATATCTTTTATATTTTCTGTATGAATATCGAAAGTGATTCCATATTTTTCTTCTGTTCCAATTGGATTTGTTTTAAATGAATTCAGTATTATATTCGCAATTCTATTGTTATACATTTTATAACTGCCACCTTTAAGTATTAATCAAGAATAGTATATCAAATTATGTTTTAAATTTTCTTTATGGCGTTTCAGAACGTGAATCTATTTTAAAAGGCTGAATTAATCAGCCTTTTTTGCTTAAAAAGTAGCAAAAAAGTAGCAAAAGTTACGTATAACGACGTAGCACTACTAAATTTTTATTGTTAAAAATCGCTTAAAACCCTTGATTTAATTGGTTTTTGTATAATGTAGAAAGTCTACGTTTCGGTTAATTTATAACAAACAAATGTAATATTAAAAGCCTTCTATCCCTTGTTTATCAAGTGGTGCAAGGCTTTTTGTTTGCCTAAAATAGTGAAAAGTAGCAAAAAAGTAGCAAAAATATTAGAAACTTAAATTATTCAACTTATTAACTAAGTCACTTTTCATATTTTTAGTAACGTGCGTATATACAGAAATTGTCATTCTTTCGTCTGCATGACCAACCCTTTCAACAATAGTTTTGACAGGTATGTTTTGCTCAGCTAATAAAGAAACGTGAGTATGCCTTAAAGAGTGTGCTGTAATATTTTTATCTATCTTGGTTTTAGCCATTACACGTTTTAGTAATTGATTATAGTTATTGTTTGAAATTACCCCGCCGTATTTAGAACAAAAAATGATACCTTCATTTACAAATAATTCATCTAGTTTTAAAATCTCATTTTCCAAATTTATTTCTTTAATTATTTCTATACAACGATTTGATATCTCAATTTTACGATAAGAATTTGAAGTTTTTGGAGAAGTAAATTCAGGGTTTCGAACATTCGAGGTAGCTTGAAATGTTCGTTGAACCGATAAAATATTTTTATTAATATCGCTATTTCTCAATGCCTGTAATTCTCCAAAGCGAAGACCTGTTAAAATAAGAAATTCGGTTATTAATTGAAACCGATGTTGTTTTTTTGTGAAAGCATCTAAAAAAATTTTTACTTCTGATTTTTCTAGGAATTTTTTATTGATAATTTCGATTTTACTTTGAGTATCTTTTTTCATAGTGACTTTTACTTTGTTTAAAGGATTATTTTCGATATATTCAAGATTTTCCGCATAGTCAAAAATCATTTTTAAAACTATTTTCATTATTAAAATGTAGTTATTTGAATACTTTGAAATTTCCTCTGAATCAAAAAAGTTTTGAATAAATTTAGCGTCTATGTTTTTAACCTTTATATCGCTTTTTATCCTCTTTTGAATGACTTTCAATGCAGAACCATAAGAGCGCTTAGAAGTCTCTTTTAAGCCTTTGTAATGATTATTTTTCCATTGTTCAATTAATTCCTTTAAAGTAATATTAATTACTACTTTTTGTTGACTATTTATTTTCTTGTCGATCATTGCCTTGGCTTTTTTTCTTGATTGCGGTGTATCTCTATCAAGAGTGACTGAAGCATTACGCCATTTATCAGTGTATTTATCTTTGTAACGTTCGTTAAATTTATATTTGTTTTCGTCAACTTTAACAACAAACATTGTCTAAATCCTTTCTTTATAGTAAAATTAGGGTACAAAAAATAAGCCTTTTTCGAGGGTATTTTTTCAAACACGTTCAAACTTTGGTCGGTGGGAACGTGTTTTTTTATTGTAAAATTAAATTGGCAACAATATACCAAATAATAAGCGACACAAATGATACCATCAAACTAAAAACAAAAAATCCGAATGCGAACATAAATCCAAAATAAAATGGATTGGTAATTTCTACGTTTCTTTCTTGATCATCCATAATAAACTCCTTGAATATAAAAAATTCTTCTACTTACTTTTCCATAAGAATCCACAATCATTACAATGCAATTCTTTTCCTTTATTGTCTTTTGTGCCTGTTATTAATAAAGAAGTGCCACCTGTCATCGCTGCAGCAAATATTTTACCAGATGAAGTTTTTTTCTTTTTGACTTCTTTTTCCTTGTGATTAAATAGAGTGAATGGTTTCAAAGGGTTTAAATTGAGTGATGTTGAACCTTTAGTTTTGATTTTTTTAATATTTGCATCACTTGACCAAAGTTGTACATTCGCAGATTTACATTTAGGACATTTTATTTTTCCCATGACAATTCTTCTTTCTTTAACAATTTATGGATTTACAACATATTTTTCACTATCTGTAGAATCTTTTAGTTCAAAAGTAATAGGATAACTCAAATTGTTAATTGTTAATCCTGTCGCCACCTGGACAGTTTTATTAGGCAATAGTTCAGAAGAGGCTTTTAACGAAAATTCTTTATTAAAGTTATTTCGATTATCTATTGCACTTTTATAAGCTTCTGGATTATTGCTAATATCCTCGTCAGTTATTGGATACAATGCCCCAGCTGAATCAAAAAAATTAAAATCATTTTCTATATTGTAAGATGAGCTATCATCATTTTGAGTAATTTTAAAATAGGTTAACAAATTTTCAGGTACGATGTTTTCTTTAGAATTATTTGTAACGGTATACCAGACGATTAATCCGTAGTTTCCGTCTTGTGATCCATTGACAAATTGAGTTTTATCTATGATTAATTCTGCTTCATTTGTTTTTAAAGTACCGTCATTAAAAGTTGCTGGTTCTGAATTTCCATCTTCCGCCCATTCTTGTTGTAACTTTTGACTACTTTTTTCATTATTATTTTTATTACATCCCCCTATAGTCATTAAAAATATGATTAGAATCCCAAATATTTTTAATTTTTTCATATTTTCTCCTTAAATAATTAATCTATTTGTTTTATTTAAACTCACAGCCGTCTGACTGTGAGGTATTTCTTAATTAACTTGTAATGGTGTGAAACTATCAACCACTTTACCGATTATAACTGGATAAGATTCGGCATCTTCTAAAGTTACATTAATATCATCGTACTTATCATTTAAAGAGTGCATTGTGAATACACCATCATTAATGCGAACCTGTTTGATGTAAAGTGTTTCTTCGTGCATTACAATGTATATTGAACCATTATCAACACCGTAAGCTCTCTGAACCAATACGACATCATATTCTTTGTAGTCGGGTTCCATTGAGTCTCCTGAAACATAATAAGCATAGTCAAAGTTCCTTAAGTCATCTCTATCTGTATAGACATTCTCATATTCTGCTATATCCGTATCGTTCCTATAACCTAAATCAGTAGAACTTGCTGCGATTTTTAGTGCAACAGGTATTTTTTGCTTGAATTGGACTATATCATTATCTAACTGTTCTTTTAATTCAGATTCAGCATACTTATAGACTTTCGTTTGTCGTTTAGGTTTGAGTTTCCTTAGAACATGAATATGATTTGTTTCGTTTACAGATAAATCAATATTTTTCTCTTTTAAATCAATTGGTGGGAAAAAGTCATCTATTGAACATTCAAAAATATCTGATAACTCAAATAACATATCTTGATTGGCTCGTCTTAGTCCTTTTTCATATCTACCTATTGTTTGTTTAGTTGTTTTTAATAAATCTGCCAAATCAGATTGTGTCATATTTTTTATTAGTCGTAGTTCTTTAATTTTAGAGCCAATATATTTAGCTAATTCCTCTTTATCCATAATTCACCTCCTAGAAAATATAATAACATTATGTAACCATTTTGGCAACTATATTTGTCAAAATATGCAAACTTTATTTATTAAATGAAATTTTTAATGTTTTTTTGGAAAAAAAGGTTGACAAGTAACCGTAATGGTTATAATATTGCCTTGTAACCAAAATGGTTCCATTTTTAAAAGGAGGTGAAGATATGCAAAGTAAGCTATATGATATTAGGAAAAGTTCAAAACATTCTCAAGAAGATTTAGCAAAGCAACTTGGTATTAGTCGGAATTCATATGGAAAAAAAGAAAGAGATGAAATTCCTTTTAATTCAGATGAAATGTTTGCTCTTTCTCAACTTTTTCAAAAATCATTAAACGAAATTTTTTTACCACGAAGTAACCGAAATGGTTATAAAGAAAAAGAACACATCACCTAAGGAGGCAACATGAATCAAAAAAACGTATTAAAAGTACCAATTGAATTAAGTGGAGTTGATGAAGCTATAAAAAAGGCTGAAAGATATGTTGAGTTATTAAAAGAAGCCAAAACGTTGGCAGACGAATTGGCTTCGGTTGAGTTTGAAATTACTTCAACTCAAAATTGATTTTTTGACCACACTTACATGTTATGCCAGACGTGGGAACTTTAATTTTGTTGTGGCAGTTGGGACACTTAATTTCAATACCACCATTTTGGTTCACTATGTCTTTTGATAATTTTTGGGGATCGCTCAATTTTTTCATAAGAGAATCCAAACCTTTTATTTTTACATTTTTACCCATCATAATCACCTCCTTTGAGGTAATTATATCAATTTAATACGAAAGGAGACACCATGAGCCAAAAAGACACACCAAAATTAACCATTAACTCAGTACCTAAGAAAGAGCCACGTGTTCAGATGAATGTATCAAAAAGTATTGCTGAGGAGATTTATGCAATTGCAGAAGAAACTAACAACGGTCGCAGAGAAGTTACTGACACATTGCTTAGATTTGCATTAGAACATTGCGAATTGTCAGTTTAGATAGGAGGTGTAGGGATGGAAGGAAATAAAAAAGCAGAAGAAAAAAATATCCTCTGCTCGAAGTGCAATAAACCAACACATCATATACAAGCAGTTTATTGTTCAAATTGTGGGACTAAATTAAGCAAATAATGCTAGTTAAAATGTTTCAGGTTCTATTAATTTTTCTTCAAAATATACTGTCGGTGAACCACATAAGTTACAGTAACAATAATTTTCAGGGAAACGTATTGCTTCGTGATCGTTTGCTTGACAGTTATCTTCTGTACAAAAATTCGAATCTAAAGGGAAACCACAGTTAAAACAAAATTCAGAACCTTCATTATTTTTTGAATTTTTACATTTAATGCAACGAATATATTTTTCTTCCATTATTTTCACCTCACTTTCTAAAGTGAGTATACCAAAAAATCAAAGAAAGGAAGTGATAACTTGAACGAAATAGCGTTATCAACAGACATTAATGTAATTACTGCTGAAATCAATTCATATAAGCAAATTGCAGGTCAGTCAATTTGGGAAATAGGCAGACGTTTAATCCATGTAAAAGAAAATGATTTATCTCATGGTGAATTTATAACATGGCTTGATTCAATAAATATGGATAGAAGAGAAGCTTATAAATTTATGCAGGTTGCAAGCGAAATTCCAAATGACGAAACGTTTAGTCATTTAGGGACAACAGCTTTATATCTCATTACAACACTACCTGAAGATGAAAAGCAAGAACAGCTTGAACGAGTAGAACAAGGCGATAATCCAACGGTTCGTGAACTACAAGACATCAAACGTCAATTAAAACAGCGTGATGATGAACTTGCTGACCGTGATAAACGGATTAATCAATTGTCTAAAGCGTTTCAAGATATTTCAGCTAAAGAACCTAAAGTTATTGAGAAACAAGTTGAAGTAGTACCAACCGATTACGAATCAACCAAGTTGGAAAATGAAAAACTGGTTGAACGAAATGCAACGTTGCAACAAGATTATCAAAAATTATTGATGGAACGTAAGGAAGTTGACGAAAAATCAGAAAAATATGAGCAACTTTCTAAAGCTATTAAATCGGCTGAGGGTGAATTAAGCAAACAGCAAAAATTGATTGCTGATTATAAGAAACTATCTGATTTATTGGAAAAGTCAAATGACTTTCTAGGTAAGGCTAGTGCATTGGTTTACTTGGATTTATCCGAAGTAGTTAATAGTGACGGACTTGCAAGACGTGAATTAAATTTCTTAATTGAACGTTTAGATAAATTTTTATCTGAACTAACTAAACTAACACAAACAGATTATATAGAGGGAGAGATTATCAATGGTTAAAGCAAAAGATAAAACTGAAACATCATTAAGTGCAATTAAGTTTTCTTTACAACAACAAACTAAGCAAAGTGAAGCGATTCAACAATTAATCGACACTATTCTCGAAGTGAAAGAAGATGTTTCTGAAATGAAGCAGTCAATCACACAGGACGTCCAAGAATTACGAGACAGTATCACACTGAATGAAGTTGAATGTTTGGAATTACAAGGTGCAGCTTTTGCCAAAGCTAAACAATTAGCCAATGAATATTTCAATGGGGATAATATTTCATCAAATTTATTTTTATCCAAATACGGTCAATTTTTACGATTGGTGTATAAGCATCTAAAAACGACTTTCAACATTAGAAAGTATGTATTTGTTAGACGTATTGATTTTATCAAAGCAATAAATTATGTGAATAATATTGATCTAACCGATTTCACAGCTACTGAAACAAGAATGACACCTAAACAATTAGAAATCATCGAATTGGAAAAAGACAAGTAGGAGGCAGTTATGAGTGTATCTATCGTTCAATTACCGAAATTGTCAAAAAAAGAAATGTATATGACTGACAAAGAACTAGCGAAAAAATATCGCGGTAGTGATTCAGAAAAGAATACTCGTCCTATCCGTGAAATTACAAGTACTCTTGAAAACATGGCTGAGCTTAACGATGCGGTTCTATATATTGCTGGACGAGTTACCAATGTTTATGTATTCGAAGAATATGTCAAATTTAAAGAAAGAAATAAACATAAACCTAGAAAAGAACCAATCAGTAAATTTATTGAGGAGCTTGACTTATGACATTCGACTGGGAAGGTGCAACACATAATTGGCAGTTGTATTGGTTTAAAGCTAGGAAGGAATATATGAGGAGGCATGTAGAAAATGAAGCAGAACGTTGAATATGCAATTTATCGTGGAGACGAGTTTTTGTTCATTGATACATTAGAGAAATGCGCTGAGCGATTGAAGATATCAATTAATTCAGTAAGATGGCTTTCTTCACCTGCTGCTATAAGTAAATTGGATAACAGCAAGGGAAATCGCATGGTTGCAGTTAAATTAGATAACAAAAAAGCCACTGACGGCAATCAGTGACTAGGACACATAAAACTAAATGTATGTGCTAATTATAGCACGAAAGGATTAGAAAATGAAATTAGATACGCAAGAAATGGTTAATCGAACATTAAAAAGAGGTATTGCACAAGCTCAAAGTTTGGGAATTGATGCAAACGAAGATGATTATACAATTTGTCAGCCATTTAGTAATGGTCACAACATTATTGTTCGGATTGTTACTGAGGACAGTGGTGATAGAACTATTAAAGTTGATGTATCAGATGGTTTGATTCTGTTACCTGAAATTGAAGGAACACTAGATGTTTTTAAAGACAGTGAGGTGACTAACTAATGGACGGATTAATTTTTCTAGTAGCGCTGTTTATCGCAGCATTAGTATACGCAGTCTTAGTTCACATCATGGACGAGGATTCAACAATCACCCTGATTACGATTAATGAATACGACGAGAATATTCGAGCAGAACATAGCAATGTCCAAATGTTAAGTGATTCTGAATGGTATTCGGATGAAAAATACAAAGGTTGGACTGTTGGAGATTTAGAGAGGTAAATAATGAATAAAAACGAATATATAACATCTGATTTGCTTAACTATAGACAATTATGGTTTTTAGATAAATTTTTGATTGGTCATAAAGGTTTTATAGCTGGTGGTTGCTTCAAAAATATATTTAATAAAGAAAGAATTAAAGATATTGATATTTTTTTTGAAAATGAATCTGATTTTAAAGAAGCGAAGAAATATTTTAAAAACAAGTTAAAAACGAACCCTAGCAATTGGAAGCTTTCTTATGAAAATAAAAAAGTTTGGGCTATTTATTCAGTAAAGGAAAAAGTAAGAATTGAACTGATACGAAGTGTTTTCGGAAATCCACAGAAAATTATTGATGACTTTGATTTTACTTTAACAAAATTTGCTTATTACAAAAATTACGAAAATTTAGATGAAGATGAATATATGGCAGTTTTTGAAATTATCTATCATCCACAATTTTTTGAACATCTATCAACAAAAAGATTGGTTCTTGACGATAAGATACCCTTTCCAATTTCTACTTTTAATAGAAGTTACAAATACGCTGCTTATGGTTACGGTTTATGTCGTGAAAGCAAAATCAAGCTTGTAGAAGCCGTTAATGGTTTGGAAAACATAGACTTATTGGAACTAGGAAAAAGTTTATATGACGGCAAGGATTAAGCCTATGGACTACATCAAGTTAAAAAGTGGTCAGTTTGTGGCTGTAGACGATTTTAACAGCGAGACTGAAACATATATCAGACTTTGGTTAGATAGTGCGACACAAGACGAAGTGATGGATTTAATCACTTCTAAATGGGCTGATAATGCTAGCGAAAGTGAAGTCATGGATATAATTGGCGCAACTTATGCCACAGAGGACGAACGACGAGAAGAACACTATAGGAATATATCAGACGACGATTACGGAATGTAAAGGAGATAAGAATGGCATATCAAATTATGGCACCACAGCTAATTGACACAGAGACAAGCGAACTTTTGGAGTTCACACCGAATAATATTAGCGAGTTAGATAATGATGTCCTAGAGCGACTTGTAGAGGACGTTAGAAAGCTTGATAAATTTAAAAAAGTCGGTGAAGAGGAGTTAAAAAAACGTCTTGAAGATGGAAAGAAATTTAATAAAGTCTCTTTGGGCAAACCACAAATGATGACTGTTATTGCTTCAGATGAAAGGTTAGTCAAAGCACTGATCAATAAATATGGATATGAAAGTATATTGCCTTTGAGTTTAACTCAATTGAAGAAAAAATATGGCGAAGCTGTCGAGAAAGACATTGAACCTTGGTTAGTGCAAAAACCTAAAAAGCCAGCATTGAAGTTTGATTAGGAGTGATTAGATGGATTTCTCAGAGTTACAAAACAAAATGAATTTAAAAAAGAAAAAAGGTGAACAAGTTAAATATTCTTATCGCTCTGCTGAAGACATTCTTCAATTATTTAAAACTTTGAATAGTGGATGGTCTATTTTTTTGGACGATGAAATTGAAGAAAAAATGGGAAAGTTATTCATTAAATCGACCGCAAAGGTTTTGAGAGAACAAGAACAATATTCAAGCGTTGCCTTCGCCGAATTATCAGAAACACCAATTCTTAAATTAAAAAATGGCAATGAAATTAAACAGATGAGTGATCCGCAATGGACTGGAGCGGTAAGTAGCTATGCTCGCAAATACGCTTTGCAAGGATTGTTTGGAATTGCAGATGTCGATGTTGATGAACTTGAAATTCAACAAGAAAGCTTAGAGCGAAAAGAGCGGGCTAAAAAAAGAGATTTTATATCTGAAATAAAATCTGCGAATAATTTACAACAGCTAGCAACCATTTATCAAGAAGCTAATCAAGTTGGAATAGCTCAAGAAATCACAAGTGAATTAACAAAACGTAAAAATGAATTAAATAAAAATCAAGAAGCATCAGCAGAAGAAATTCAAGGAAATTTAGATAAAGAATTGCAACAGGCAACTAATAATAAAATAACAAAAGGAGCTAAATAAATGATCAATAACGTTGTATTAGTAGGTCGTTTAACAAAAGACCCAGAGTTGAATTATACAGCAAGTGGGATAGCAACAGTCAAATTTACCTTGGCTGTCAATCGTCAATTTAAAAATCAAGCAGGTGAACGTGAAGTGGACTTTATCCGTTGTGTGATTTGGCGACAATCTGCTGAAAATTTTGCTAACTGGGCTAAAAAAGGCTCTTTAATCGGTGTCACAGGTCGTATTCAAACAGGAAGCTATGAAAATAATCAAGGTCAGCGTGTTTACACAACAGACGTGGTTGTTGACAATTTCCAAATGTTAGAATCACGCAATCAATCTGAACAGAATCAGCAATCAACACAGCAAAATAATTCATATCAGCAGTCGAAACCACAACAACAAAATAATAACTTTGGAACTGCTCCGATTGAAATTTTGCCAGAAGATTTGCCATTCTGAGGTGATTAGATGGAACAAGAAAAATGGAAAGATTTACCAGGTTACGAGGGTATTTATCAAGTTAGCAATTTAGGGAATGTAAGAACTTCAAAAGATAAAATAACATTTAGTAAACTGCATGGTGAAAGACATTGGAAACAACGGATATTAAAGCCGAAGACAGATAAGAACGGTTATAAGCGTGTTTCTCTTTGGAAAGATGGCAAAGAAAAAACTTCATTGGTTCACAGACTTGTAGCTATTGCCTTTCTATCAAAAATAAATGGGAAAGATTACATTAATCACATCGACGGTAATCCTAGTAATAATAACGTTGCCAATCTTGAGTGGTGTAATCACCATGATAATTTACTTCATGCTTTCAAAAATAGGCTAAATCAAAGTCCTGATCCAATTGTTTTATTTAATAAATTAGACGGAAAAACGCATTTCTTTTATAGCAAGTCTAAAGCCAGCGAGTTTTTAGGGAGAAACAAAGGATATATTTCAAATTGTTTAAAGCGTGGAAAAACTAGCGTTGAAAATTATGAAATATATATCCGACCTTCCAAAAAAGAAACATTTTAAAATAACAAATCAGCAAAAAAGAGAGTTGATTATTTAAATGAAATTTATAGATTTATTCGCAGGCATTGGTGGTTTCCGTCTAGGCATGGAGAGAGCAGGCCATGAGTGTATTGCATTCTGCGAAATCGATAAATATGCTCGGCGAAGTTACAAAGCAATTCATGATACAGAGGGAGAGGTGGAAATGCATGACATCACAACAGTATCAGATGAGTTTATTCGAGGAATCGGACATACAGACATTATCTGTGGTGGATTTCCGTGCCAGGCTTTCAGCATTGCTGGAAAAAGACGAGGATTTCAAGATACTAGAGGAACTCTCTTCTTTGAGATTATGCGCTTCGCATCTATTCTACGACCACGATATTTATTCCTTGAGAACGTTAAAGGACTGCTCAACCACGAAAACGGCGATACGTTCGAGACAATCCTCAGAGCGTTGGATGAATGCGGGTATGATGTGGAATGGCAAGTGTGCAACTCTAAATATTTTGGAGTCCCACAAAACAGAGAACGTGTGTTCATTATCGGACATCTTAGAGGAGAACGTACCAGAAAAGTATTTCCTTTCAGAGGAGAAAGTGAATGCACTAATCAAGAACAACCAAAAATAAATATATTGGGAACGACATTACAAACTGAAGCTAAAGGCACAAATTCAAGGCATTGGGTATACGATACAGCTGGTTTAATGAGCTGTCTCGATGCAACAATGTATAAGCAGCCAAAACAAATTGCTATCCCAGTCTTAACGCCAGATCGAATTGAGAAAAGACAAAATGGACGCAGGTTTAAAGAAGATGGCGAAGAAATGTTTACCTTAACCAGTCAAGACCGACATGGTGTAATCATTCAAAAGCCAAGAGGATATAACTTAGGTGGCGAACATGAAATTTCTCCTACTGTTTCATCAAACTCGTGGCAAGAAAACAATTTACTAAAAGTCAAAGAAGCAACGATTGGGGATTCAGTCAATATCTCTCATCCAACTTCAAAAACTAGGCGTGGCCGAGTAGGTAAGCAACTAGCTAATACTTTATTAACAGGAGAAGAACAAGCGGTTGTATCTACTGATTTCAGAATCAGAAAACTAACACCTTTAGAATGTTGGAGACTGCAAGGCTTTCCCGACTGGGCATTTTACAAAGCAGCAAAAGTTAATAGTAACAGCCAGCTATACAAACAAGCTGGGAATAGTGTAACGGTCAATGTGATTGAAGAGATAGCTAAGAGATTATGAGAAAGGAGGGGTTAGGTGGCAAAGAAAAGAATGTTTTCATCTGAGATTGTTAGAAGCGATATGTTTCTTGATTTGCCGATTTCTAGTCAATTGCTTTATTTCCACTTTGGAATGATAGCTGATGACGATGGGATAGTAGCAAATGTAAGGAGAGAATTAAGCTATTTAGGATTTGGAAGTGTAGATGATTTAAAGATTCTTAATGAAAAAAAGCTAATTGAATTTACTGAAGATGGAAAAGTTTTATTCATTATTGATTGGCTTAAAAATAACGTTTTAAGGGCTGACAGGTATTCTGAAACAACGCATATAAATGCTAAAAACGAATTGATTGAAAAGGGATATAAATTCAAAAAAACAAAAAGACTACCAACTGGTATACCAAATGACAACCAACCTGCACCCCCAGAGTTAGTTAAAGGTTTAGGTTTAGATATAGGTTTAGATAAAGGTTTAGGTTTAGTTACAGAAACAACTAACTCTCAATCTCAAAATTCAAATAACCATATTGGAGCTTTTCAATATATTGAATCTGTTACAAGTAGATCATTTAGTGCAATTGCAAAAGATGAGCTGCTTGAATTAATCAATGACTTTGGTAATGAAGCTATTGTTCAAAAAATCGAGAATCGCAATCAAGATGACAAATTTAACGGTAGCTCTCCAATTGGAGTAATTAGGTATATTCGTAAAGCTTTAACAGAAGATGAAAAAGATAAGGCTAAACAAGCCGAATCTGATAAAAAATACAATGAATTGTTTGGCGACAATGTTGGTGAGGTGTCTGATGATTGGATGAAATGAGATTAATTAATACAGACAATCAAGATAAACATTTTCTCGTTGATCAAGAAATTATTTTGATTGTAGAAAATCAAGCGGTCGGAATGGAAAGAATAAAAACTGTTTTGAATTCGATTAGAAACAATCAAATTGTTGTTGAAACTTATCAGCATTGTGAAACTCATGATGTTGATTATCAAGCAATATATCAAGCTAGAGACCAAACTTTGAGAGGTCATTGTTGTCCTGTATGTGTCAAAGAAAGAATTGAGCATTTAAACGGTAGTTGGCAGCAACAGCGGATTGACGTTCAAGCACACTTCCAAAAATTGGAAAGCCGATTTAAAAATCTTGGCTTAGACATCAATAGCCGTTTTAATTCAGTTACATTCGACTACACAGAAAGACAAATTGAATTGCTAGAAGCCGTTAAGGAAATAGCGAAAGGTTTGAACTATCAAGAAGCCAAAGGAGATTTATTTGAGGCTAGGGCAAATAGATTTAATGAGTCCAAAACATATTCAAATTTAAAGAGAGAGTTTTATCAAAAAAAAGTGCTTATAACAGTAGACACAATAAACGGCGAACGGTTAAAACATGTAGCAGAATTTTTATCGGAATGCCCAGACTACAAATTTTTAATTGCTGGTAGTAAAGCTCCACTAGAAAAGATGACTAAAAATCTAACTAGGGCTGAAGAATGGAATTTTAAAAATGGTAAAAGTGTTGATTTAGAAAGGTTTGAAAAATGAGTAGAGAATTAAACGTTGAGCAATACGGACGTATAGCACTGCTTTGTAATAATCATGGATTGGTAGCGAGTAATTATTTAGACCATTACCATAATTCCAATCAGACATTTGAACAGATGATTAAGACAATCAAGCAAGATGCAAATATGCCAAAGGAAGTTAAAGAACGACTGAATGAAGGTGTATGCACTGTATAACTTCACCTTTGAATTATCCAACACGAAAAAGTGCAAACAGATGATTTCAAGCAATGATCGTTTGCATTATCAGAAAAAAGCTAAGTTAACATCATTTTTAAGACGTCTAGGAGCGATTGAAACTAGACTTAAGGTAAATACACCTTTTAGCGAAAAAAATCGCTGTACGTGCAAAATAACGGTATTCAGTCCAACGAAAAGACGATATGATCCACCTAATTTTTATCCAACGGTTAAAGCTTTGATTGATGGCATGACGGATAGCAAAGTTTGGACTGATGATAATTACAAAGTGATTCAGTTAATCAGTTTTGAGCATGGCGGTTTAAGTGGCAGCGATAAATACAGAATTGAATTTGAAATCAAGGAGATTGAGGATGACTAAATACGTAGAAGTAGAAAAGCTAATTAAGGATTTAGAGAGTAGGAAAAAAGATTTAGGTTTAAGCGAAATCTTTTCAATTAGTCAAACTGATAACAAAGTTTATAACGAAGCATTGAACAAGGCGATTGATGCGGTTAATCTACACGCTGAAAAAGAAGTTAATCTCGATTCTGAAATTCAAGAATTGAAAGAAAGAATTGCTTTGTTAGAAGCTATTTATGAAATAGACCAAGCAACGATTAAAAAACTATTTAAGACAAATAAATTACTGAAAGAGCATATTAATCAGCATTAATTAAACTTCTCCAGCCCTCATCGGTGGCGTAAGTCACCCAGGTTCGGAAAGCCTGTCTGCGAGTATAAAAAAATCTGTAGTTTTCAAGATACATTACTTAATAATGCTCGCAAAAATACATTTATTAACTCTGTTGGTGTCCGATTTTCTAGAGATCGGCGCTAGCGGTGAGGGTTGGAGTGAATATGGAGGCAGACGATGAGTGAATTGAGTAAAGAGGAATTGATTGAAGCATTAAAGGTTAATGAACGTAATTGTAGTGACAGTTGGGATAGAGGCTACAATGTGGCTACTGAAAATGCAATTGTTTTAGCAAAACAGCTACCCGACACACCGAGCAAACCAGTGGTGCCGAAGTATGTTGCAGATTGGTTTGAGAAAAATAAAAACGATTTAGAATTTAATATTTGGAGTTATATTGATGATTGGAATAGGCAAGATGGTGATTCGGATTTCTTTAAATTTATGGATGGTGGAGAAAATCATTCAATCGAAACCTTAATCAAAATGAAGCTATGCAGCTACGAAGTCGAGCAGCCGAAGCGGTGGGTGGTTAAGTTGAATAATGACGAAGGATATATTTTCGATATTACTCGTAGTTGGACATATAAAAAAGTATTCGAAACAAAAAATGAAGCAGATGCATGGGCTGAACTTCATGACGGAACTGTGGAAGAGGTGTAGAGATGGCTAAAAATGTGATTATGATTACCGAATTCGAAGGTGACACAGATAAGTTTATACGTTCATATATGCTGAACAACCTTAATAAAGGCGGGATTATTTTCGGACATTTAGAAACTAATCAGGCTATGGCAAGAGTAGGTCAATTAAAAACCAATAAAAAGATATGGATTGATGTCTTTGATTTAGATAATAAGTCTGTTGAATTAAATAATGTACTGTGAGGTTTTGAATGAGTAGATCAAGAAAACAAGGAAAATCCAAGGCTGCAAATACGTTCAACAGTATTTTAGTAGCTATTCACGAACTTGAAAAACAGCAAGAATTAGAACATCAGTGGATTAGAGAGCCAATTATTGTAAATATGAGTATCGATACATTAGATTTGTTAAAAAACCATTTTAAGCAAACAGAGGTTACTAAATTGTCAATAACTAATTCAATTATTTTTGGAAAAGAGATTAAGATTGATGACAGTTTGCCATTTGGTGAAATTAAAGTGGAAGAGGTGCCGAATGAGTTATAAAAGCAATAAAATAAAAAAAATACTTGAGAAAAAAGGTCATAAAGACGTTGTAATTGAGTGGATTCCTTTAATCGGTCCGATAGAAATGGCAGGTTATGATGGTGGTTGGTTTGCCAGTTCTGACGAATTAACTGTGGAGCCTTTGGGATATTCTATTGATGAAGCTATTGAATGTATCAAAGATGGGGATTTTGAGGTGCCGAATGAGTGAGTTAACAGAAAAGATAAACG